GGACGGGGTAACATATTCAACGATTGGTACGGCCTTAACTGGTGATGGCATTATTACTGTGGCAAATGCGCCTAAGTATCTAAGAGCCAATTGCACAGTTTATGTAACTGGCACAATCACTGCCAAAATCATGTACTGATATGAAAACTAAAGCCCAAAAGAAGATCAGCAAAGTTATGACTGAGTTTGGTAAGGGCAAGTTGACTACCAATAAAAAGGTCGTAACTAACCCAAAACAGGCTATTGCTATTGCTTTATCCGAAGCGGGGAAGGCTAAAAAGAAATGAAACAAGGTCTCTACGCTAATGCTATGAAAACTTGTTTTTGTTGTAAAGACTCATTTGATACAACTAATTTCTTTAAGCACAACCAAACTGCGGATGGTTATCATAGTTGGTGTAAGCAATGTTGCAATAAAGGCAATCAAAAATCTAGAGCAAAAGTTAACTCTACAATAGAGGGTAGGGCTAAAGTATTTCTGCAAAATGCTAAGAAATCGGCACGATCTAGACAAAATGAATTTGAGTTAGATATTCCTGATATTGTTGAAATGTGGAATCAGCAAAGTCAAATTTGCGCTTATTCTGGCAAAGTTATGACTTTAGAGCATGGGAAATTGAATACTGTCTCAATTGAACGCATAGACAGTAAGATTGGATATACAAAAAGTAATACTATTTTGGTATGCAATGCAGTAAATAGAATGAAGTCTGATTTCACTTTTAATGAATTTTTTGAAATGTGTAAGTCTGTTACCGAGCATTTGAGTGATGACTCTTTGGAATTACAGGTTGGAGCATATAAATGAGTGAGAAAAAAGGTTTGTATTACGCAATCAATGCCAAACAAGAACGCATCAAAGCGGGTTCTAAGGAAAAGATGCGTAAGGTTGGTTCTAAAGGCGCTCCTACTGAGGCGGCATTTAAGGCTGCGGCTAAGACCGCAAAGAAGAAATGAAATCTCCTGTTTGGCAAACAAAAGAAGGAAAAAACCCCAAGGGGGGCTTGAATGCCAAAGGAAGAGCATCGTATAATGCAGAAACGGGTGGCAATTTAAAACCACCAGTTAAGTCGGGAGATAACCCTCGTAGGGCATCCTTTTTAGCACGAATGGGCAATATGCCTGGCGCTGAGATGAAAGATGGAAAGCCTACCCGACTTTTACTTTCTCTTAGAGCTTGGGGCGCAACGTCCAAGGAAGACGCTAAGGCTAAGGCTAAAGCGATCTCTAAGAGGAATATGAAGTGAGACCAGTATCTGTCGGAATTAACCCAACAGCAAATACGCTGACAACTGTTTATACAGTTCCTACGGGTTATTACGCCAAGTTTACTGTCATGTACATCCACAACACTGGTGGAAATACAAAGAGCATTACTGTCCAATGGTATGACTCAAGCACCGCAACAACCTTGGATATTCTTACTGCATATCCCTTAGCTTCTAAAGAATACCTTGAATTTAATGGTGTTGCTTACATGGTTTTAGAAGAAGGCGATAAGATTCAACTTACTACTGAAGCGGGTAGTACCTTCAGTTTTATTGCCACATTTGAGGTTCAAGGAGCGCAACGAACATGACCTACTTAGAACTTGTTAACGATGTGTTGGTTCGCTTGCGTGAAAGCACAGTATCTACTGTTGGCGAAACCGCCTATTCTTCTTTGATTGGCAAGTTTGTCAATGATGCCAAACGTCAGATTGAAGATTCCTATAATTGGAATGTCTTAGGACAAACGATTACAGTGACTACTACCTCTGGCACAAGTTCTTATGCTTTGACAGGTGTTGGTCAGAAGTTTCGTGTTAACGATGCTATCAATACCACAAGTGTTATTACTTTAGATAACACTACTGTTGCGGATATGAACCGCAAGCTCAACTTTGGCACACCTTCACAGTCTATTCCTTCAGAGTTTTGCTTTAGTGGTGTAGATGGCAATGGCGACACAAAGATTGATTTGTTCCCTGTTCCTGATGGCGTATATACACTTAAGTTTGATGTAACTGTCCCACAGGCTAATCTGTCTGCTGATGGCACATCTGTAAAGGTCTTGGACTATTTGGTTGCTCAAAGTGCGTATTCTCGTGCTTTGATTGAGCGTGGTGAAGATGGTGGAACTAACTCTAATGAGGCTTATGCCTTGTTTAGAGGAATGCTCTCTGACGCTATTGCGATGGAAAGCACTCGTTATCCTGAAGATAACTTTGTGGCGGTCTAATGGCATCAGCACTACAAAGTTACAGTCTCTCAGCACCAGGCTTTTATGGCCTGAATACTGAAGATTCGCCCCTTGATTTGGGGTCGGGCTTTGCCTTGGTCGCAACTAACTGCATCTTGGATCAGTATGGTCGTATTGGTGCTAGAAAAGGTTGGTCAAGGGTTAACTCTTCCTCTGGCAATCTAGGTGCTAACGATGTTGGTGTTATCCATGAGTTAGTCCAAAACGATGGAACTTTGACTGTTCTATTTGCTGGCAACAACAAGATATTTAAACTTGGCACTTCTAATGCGGTGACTGAGTTGACATATGGTGGTGGAGGTTCTGCTCCTACTATTTCAGCAAGTAATTGGCAATGTGCATCCTTGAATGGCATTGCATACTTCTTCCAAACTGGTCACGATCCTCTGATTTATGACCCCGCTGTAAGTACTACTACTTATCGCAGAGTCTCTGAGAAGTCTGGTTATGTAGCTACAGTTCCTCAAGCCAATATCTGCATCTCTGCTTTTGGTCGCTTATGGGTGGCTAATACATCTACAGATAAAGTAACTGTTACCTTCTCTGATCTGATTGCAGGTCATGTATGGGGTGGTGGTACTTCAGGTTCATTGGATGTTTCCCGTGTATGGCCTAATGGTGCTGATGAAGTGATGGGCTTGGCAGCTCACAATGATTTCTTGTTTATCTTTGGCAAGAAGCAGATTCTTGTTTACTCTGGTGCTTCTACTCCTGCTTCTCTCGTTCTGAGCGACACAGTAGGCTCTATTGGGTGTATCGCTAGGGATACCATACAAAGTATTGGTACTGATGTTGTTTTCTTGTCAGACTCAGGTGTTCGCTCATTGATGAGGACAATTCAAGAAAAGTCTGCTCCATTGCGAGACCTTTCTAAGAATGTTCGTTTTGATTTAGAATCTTCCTTGTCTGGAGAAACACTAGCAAACGTCAAGTCTGTTTATTCAGAGAAGAATGCTTTTTATCTGCTGGTTCTGCCAGCTACTTTGCAAGTTTATTGTTTTGATACTAAGCAATCTCTGCAAGATGGTGCTTCCCGTGTAACCAAATGGGACAGTATTTCACCAACGGCACTAAGATCGTTGCGTAATGGCGACTTATACATTGGAAAGAACGGCTATATTGGTAAGTATGATGGTTATCTCGATGATGCTTCTACTTATCGATTCCTGTACTACACAAACAATGCTGACTTAGGCAATCCTAACCAGATTTCCATTCTGAAGTCTATTACTGCCGTGGTGATTGGTGGTTCTAACCAGTTCCTCACAATCAAGTGGGCTTTTGACTATTCAGGTGCTTATCAGTCAGAGAACGTCTTTATTCCACCTCAAGGTTATTTTGAGTATGGGGTTGGAGAATATGCGGTTGCAGACTATTCAAGCGGTATCCCAATTAAAGCACTAACAAGCAATGCTTCAAGTGCGGGTAAAATCGTACAAACTGGTTACGAAGCCACTATCAATGGCACTCAGTTGTCAATTCAGAAAATTGAACTTCAAGCCAAAGAAGGCAAGATAGGATAAACCATGTCTAATTATTCAAAATCCACTAACTTTGCAACCAAAGATAATCTCTCTCCTGGCAATCCTTTAAAGATTGTTAAGGGTACTGAGATTGATACAGAGTTCAATAATATTGCTACTGCTGTAGCTACAAAGACAGATAACTCCTCTGCCACAATTACTGGGGGTACGATAAATGGTGCGGTTATCGGTGGAACTACTGCCGCAGCAGGAACATTTACCAATCTTACTGTTAGCACAGCAGCAACGATTGCTTCTGCCGCCATTAGTGCGGGAACAATCAATGGTGCAGTTATTGGTGGTTCTTCTCCCTTAGCGATTACTGGCACAAACATCACCGCAAATACAGGCTTTAGTGGCCCATTGACAGGTGCAGTCACAGGTAACGTAACGGGCAATGTAACGGGTGCTGTTACAGGAAATGTCACAGGTAACGTAACTGGCAACCTGACAGGCAATGTAACTGCTGCTACTGGTACTTCTACATTTAACAATGTGACCATCTCTGGCTCATTGGACATGGACAGTGCTACATCGGCAACCATTACTGGTTTGGCAAGCCCTACAAACGATTCTGATGCGGCTACCAAGGGTTATGTGGATGCACTGGCCCAAGGTATTGATGCAAAAGCCTCTGTGGTTGCGGCTACTACTGCAAACATCACCTTGTCTGGCGCACAAACCATTGATGGCATATCGATTGTTGCGGGTGATCGGGTCTTGGTTAAAGACCAATCTACTGCTTCTGCTAATGGTATTTACTTGTGTGCAACAGGTTCATGGACACGCACAACAGATGCTGACACTTATGCTGAGTTGGTAGCGGCTTTTACCTTTGTTGAAAAAGGTACAACTAACGCTGACTCTGGCTTTATCTGCACAATAGATGCGGGTGGCACATTGGGTAGCACATCTATCACTTGGGCGCAGTTCTCAGGTGCGGGTCAGATTACTGCGGGTGATGGTCTTACAAAGACAGGTAACACTCTCAATGTAGGTACTGCATCCTCTAGCCGTATTGTTGTCAATGGCGACAACATCGACTTGGCTTCTTCTGGTGTAACTCCAGGCACTTACCAATCTGTGACTTTTGACACTTATGGTCGTGCTACAGCAGGAACAAATCCAACAACTATTGCTGGCTATAACATTACAAATGCCTATACCAAAACTGAAATAGATTCGATCTTTGGTTCGACTACTGCTGCGGCTACTTCTGCTTCTAATGCGGCTACCAGTGCTTCTAATGCGGCAACAAGTGCCTCTAACGCTTCTACAAGTGCAAGCAATGCGGCAACAAGTGAAACCAATGCGGCAGCGTCATACGATGCTTTTGATGACAGATACTTAGGTTCTAAGTCTTCTGCTCCTAGTGTTGACAATGATGGCAATGCCCTGTTGACAGGTGCTTTGTACTGGAATACAACAGTATCTACTCTTTATGTGTGGACAGGATCGGCTTGGACTCAGGCGGCATTTACTGCTAGTGGCTTTGCTACTTTGACAGGCACAGAAACCCTGACAAACAAGACCCTGACAAGCCCTGTCCTGACTACTCCTCAATTGGGAACACCTGCTAGTGGCGTTTTAACCAATGCTACAGGTCTTCCTTTGGGCACTGGTGTAACAGGAACACTTCCTATTGCTAATGGTGGTACAGGTGCATCTACTTTGGCAGGGGCTAATATTCCTGTTGTCAATGTAGCCAACACCTTTACTGGCACACAGACTTTCTCAGGAACTTCATCTGCTACAGCCATTGTTCTAAACAATGCAGCAGAGGTAGCTACAGTATCTGCAACAGCAGCTACAGGCACAATTAACTACGACATTACAACTCAGTCTGTTTTGTACTACACAAGTAATGCAAGTGCTAACTGGACAGTTAACTTCAGAGCCTCTAGCGGTACATCATTGAATACTTTGATGAGTACAGGTCAATCAATGACTGTGGCTTTCTTGGTTACTCAAGGCTCTACCGCTTACTACAATTCTGCTGTGCAAGTGGATGGCACTACATCAGGTGTTACGACACGTTGGTTAGGTGGTGCGCCTACTGCGGGTAATGCTAGTGGTATTGATTCTTATCGTTATTTGATTATCAAGACAGGTAGCGCAACATTTACAGTCTTGGCAAGCAACACACAATTTAAGGCTTAATCCTATGCCATTACAAGCAACTAGCGGTGCAGCTTCTTATGATGCCTTTGGTGGTGGTGTCCCTGCTGTTCCTAACTACATTGAGGAAGTGTTTAGCACATACCTTTATACAGGAGATAGTGGCACACAAACTATTACCAATAATGTTGATTTATCCACTAAAGGTGGAATGGTTTGGATTAAAGCAAGACAACAAACAGATGGTTCAACTTCACCTATTGGAGAACATGGAATATGGGACACAGCCAGAGGTGTTGGGACAAGTGGCTCTGTAAGTAAGGCAATCCAAAGCAATTCAACCCTCGCAGAAAATTTGGGGTGGACTGATGCTGACTATATTTCAGCATTTAATACAACTGGATTTACTGTTCAAAATAGTGGTGGAACAACTACGCACCGAATTGCTAACCATGCATTTCAAAACTACGCCTCATGGACATTCCGCAAGCAACCAAAGTTCTTTGATGTTGTGACTTATACGGGGACTGGTTCAAACACAACTATTGCGCATAATCTTGGTAGTGTGCCCGGCTGCATTATCGTTAAAAGAACAGATGCTGCTGGATACGACTGGCGTGTTTACCACAGGGGGCTTACATCTGCGGAATATTCAATTCAATTAAATGCAACATCTGCTCAAGGGTCAGGCCCAACAATATGGAACAGCACTAGCCCAACAAGCACAGTATTTTCCGTAGGAACAAACGCAAGTGTAAATGCTTCTGGTGGAACCTATGTAGCCTACCTATTCGCCCACAACGCAGGAGGCTTTGGTCTGACTGGTACAGACAATGTGATTTCGTGTGGGTCTTATACAGGTAATGGTGCAAACCCTGGCCCTGACATAAATCTTGGATACGAAGCACAATGGGTTCTTATAAAGAACGCTAGTGACGCTGCTTCTTGGCGTTGTTTTGATGTAATGCGAGGAATGCCAGTTGGTGCTGGGGATGCAATTTTGCAACTTAATAGTTCTGCTGCAGAATCTACGCAAGACTGTATTAGGTCAACTGCAACTGGCTTTCAACTTATTGGAGCAGACCAAGCAGGCGGTGTTGCTTACAATGTTAGTGGCAACACCTACATCTACATAGCCATTCGTAGAGGCCCGATGAAAGTGCCTACGACTGGTACAAGTGTGTTTATTCCTATTAACGTTAACAACTCAACTGGAACACAAAACACAACAAACTTCCCTGTGGATTTGCAAATTGCAAGAAACAAAGCAAATGGAGAAGATACATTCTTTTATGACAGACTTCGTAGAGTAAACACAACCAATGTTACCGATGCCTCTCCATTTCTAACTTCGGTTTCAACTGCGGCTGAGGCTATTGCGTTAAATAGAACAAGGCAATGGGGAAGCACAGGATATTTCACTCCTGCAAACTTCAACAATGTCAATGCAATTTATTGGAACTTTAGACGTGCCCCTAGCTTCTTTGATGAGGTTTGCTATACAGGGACTGGAAGTGCTACGACTGTTACGCACAACTTAGGTGCTGTGCCTGAGTTGATGATTGTTAAGAATCGTTCAATTGCTTCAGATTGGAGAGCATATTCATCTAGTTTAGGTGCGACACAGAATCTAAAGCCCAACACAACTGATGCGGCTACAAGTTCTACTTTAATATGGAACGACACAACACCTACATCATCAGTTTTCTCAGTAGGAACTTCTGCTGGTGTTAATGGCTCAGGAAACAATCATGTAGCCTACCTATTTGCTACTTGTGCAGGTGTTTCCAAAGTAGGCTCATACACAGGCACAGGCACTACACTTCAAATTGACTGTGGCTTTACAGGTGGTGCAAGGTTTGTCCTAATCAAGCGTACAGACTCAACTGGTGCTTGGTATGTATGGGATACAGCTAGAGGCATTGTGTCAGGCAATGATCCTTACTTGCTCTTGAACAGCACAGCCGCTGAAGTAACTGGCACTGACTATGTTGACACATACAGCTCAGGGTTTGAGATTAGTTCAACTGCGCCAGACGCCATCAATGCAAGTGGTGGAACATTTATCTTCTTGGCTATCGCATAAGGAACATCATGCAAATACGAACACAAACTGGACAAGTAATGTACGAAAGTGAATTTCGTGCATATACAAAAGCCAATGGTGGCCCATCATGGGACATAACAACAACTGAAGTCTTAACTGCTTTGGGGGCTGATGTAGTCTTTGAAGGCCCACAAGCAACAGGCGGTACTGTTTACCAATACTCTCAAGCCTCTGGTGTTGAGCAAGTAGATGGTAAGTGGTACACCAAATATATCCTTGGCCCTGTCTTTACAGATGGTGAGACTACTGCTGCTGAACAAGAAGTAGCCTACAAAGCCACTAAAGATGCTGAACAGGCTAAGAGTGTTCGTCAGACTCGTGATGACAAGCTGAAAGAAACTGATTGGAGATTTCGTAGCGATATGACTCCATCACAAGCATGGAAAGACTACTGCCAAGCATTGAGAGATGTTCCTTTGCAAAGTGGTTTCCCTTGGACTATTACTTGGCCTGTTGAGCCACAATAAGGAGCAATCATGGCTGTAACTAGCGCACAAATTGTAGATTTTCTGCTTGCAAATCCTGGCATGAGTGATGCCCAGATTGCTGCTGCAATGCAGGAATATAACGTCACCCCTGCACAAATGGCTGCGGCTGTTGGTTTGCCAACTGAAGCGGTGCAAGAACGCTATGTTGCGGCTGCTCCAAATACTTATACGGCTGAAAATGTTAATAAACTAGCGGATCAGATTCTTTCTCAAGGAACTACTGAGGCGTGGACGGGTGGATTGCCTCCTGAAAAAGCCGCTTTGTATATGGCAGATGAGTTGGCTAAAAGTGGTGTAACAAACATTACGCAAGTTGCCAAAGGCGATGATGGAATTATTAACGCTATGACAGGTGAGAAATTAGTTTCTGGTTATGGTGAAAGAACTGGTGGAAACCTTTGGTCTGGATCATACGAAGGCAAAGGTAATACTGGTTTTGGTGTTAACTTTGATGAGTCTGGTAAACCTGTTTTCTATACTCAAGGCGCATCTTCTAGCACCTTAAAGGATGACATTCTTAAAGTAGCGGCAGTTGCGGGTCTAGCCTTTGGAATACCTGGTGTTACAGAGGGCTTACTAACGGGTGCGGGAACTGCGGCAGGTACAGGTCTTGGCACAGGTTTAACAGCAGGTGCAGGTGGACTTGGTTTAAGCACTACTGGCGCAGGTTTAGGTGCTTTAGGTACAGGTGCAGGTATTACTGCGGGAACAGGTTTAGGTACGGGTGTCTTAGCAGGATCGGGTCTTGGAACTTCCTTATTAGGTGCAGGTGCATTGACAGGAGCAGGGGTTCTTGGCGGCACAACTCTTGGAACGGCAGGCACAGGTCTTGGAACAGTTGCCGTGGGTACAGGAACTGGAATAACAGCAGGTGCTGGCGGTCTAGGTCTTAGCACAACGGGTGCAGGTCTTGGTGCGGCAGGTACAGGCGCAGGAATTACAGCAGGTACAGGATTAACAGGAACTGGTGTTTTAGCGGGTTCTGGTCTTGGCACTACTTTGCTTGGAACAGGTACTGGTGCTTTAACAGGAACGGGAATTCTTACTGGTTCTGGACTTGGTACAACTTTGTTGGGTACAGGTGCAGGAACAGGTGTAACTGGTGGTGTAACTGGTTTAGGTACAGGAACATTAGGAACTGGTGCATTGACAACTGGTGTAGGAACAGGACTTGGTACAGGATTAAATTTAAACAATCTTGCTAATTTGCTTTCTGGTGGACTAGGTACAGCGGGTAGTTTGCTTCAGATGCAACAATCTAAAGAGGCTGCTCTAGCTGCCCAACAAAGAATTGATGCAGAGACTGCTGCGGCTAAACAAGCGGCTCAGTTTAGACCTATTGGAATGACCACTCGTTTTGGTACATCTCAATTCCAAGTTGACCCTGTTACTGGTCAATTGACAAGCGCAGGGTACACACTAAGCCCTGAAGCTAAAGCTCAGCAAGACCGCTTAATGGCTTTATCACAACAAGGTCTAACACAAGCAGAAAGCGCACAAGCACAGTTTGCTCCTCTTCAAACGGGCGCTCAGAACTTGTTTAACCTTGGTAATCAATACATTGCTCAATCACCACAAGATGTTGCACAGAACTATCTCAATCAGCAGATGGCTTTATTGCAACCTGGTCGTGAACTAGAGTTGGCTAATCTGCAAAACAGATTGACGCAACAAGGTCGTGGCGGTCTTTCTGTGGCTCAAGGTGGTACTTTGGGTGCAACTACTCCTGAACTACAGGCTTTGTATAACGCTAGAGCACAACAAGAAGCTCAATTGGCGGCTAATGCTCAACAGTATGGACAACAGAATGTCGCATTTGGTGCGGGATTGTTAGGTACTGGCGCACAGACTATGGGCAACTACTATGCAGGTCAGCAACAAGCCTATGCTCCTTATACGACTGCTTTGGGACAAGTTCAAGGCTTAGAGACCTTGGGTCAACAACCCTTGCAAATGGGTGCGTCTCTTGGCCAAACAGCATCTACTGCGGGTGCTAGGGTTGGTGCTTTAGGTTTAGAAGGTGCAAATATTAGTCAAAGATTGGCTACAGGTGCTAATGCTACAACCAATCCTTATGCTCAAGCATTGATGGCGGCAGGTAATCCAAATGCCATGTTTGGTCAATCACTTGGTAATGTGTTTGGCGGTCTATTTTCGTAAGGAATCATCATGGCTGAAAATATAGTAGCGGGTCTGTTCGGTATGACTCCTGAATCGTATCAGGGTCAACAGTACCAACAAGACTTAAAAAGGAGCTATGAATTAGCTCAACTTGATCCTGGCGCTGCGGCAAGAGCGCAGTTAGGTGCAAGTGTTGGTCAACTAGGTCGTGGATTTGCTGGTGCTTTGGGTATTGAAGACCCACAACTAAAGCTAATTAGCACTCGTAACACTATTGCTCAACAGATAGACCAATCTAATCCTGAGTCAATCTTAAAAGGCGCTCAGATGTTGGCACAAGCAGGCGACCAACAGGGTGCTATGGCTTTGGCTCAATATGCTCGTCAAGCACAGAGTGAGATGGCTCAAGCACAACAAAGACGGGCAGCTGCAGCGGCTTCTATGGCTCAAGCAGGTCGTGAGCGAGTCCAAGCCGATCCATTCCAAAAATTAGTGGAGTCTGGTAAATATACCCCCCCAAGTCTTGCAGAGTATCAAAGAACGGGAAGGCCTGAAGATTTAGTCTTATACGAAAAACCAGAAAAACCTGATAAGGCAGAGTCAAAAACAACTATTCAAAAACTTCAAGAATATGCCGCAACATTGCCAGTTGGCTCTCCGTTGTTGGCTCAAGTACAAGCAGCAATTAGTGCTGAAGGTCAAAGCCGTGGAACAAAAGTTGAAGTTAAGTTGCCAGAATCACAAAAAGCAGAACAAAGCGAACGAGGAAAATCTTTAACTAAAGATTTCTTTGAAAATGTTGCTCCAACAGCTAGAAATGCTCAAAAGAATTTACCTTCAATTACATCCAATTTGAATATTTTGAATAAAGGTTTTGAGACTGGTTTTGGTACAGAAACAGCCGCTTCTGCCGCAAAAGTTTTGTCTGCTTTGGGGGTTCAGGGTGCTGAAAGATTTGCCTCAGACTCACAAATATTCTTAGCCAATGCAAACCAAGCAGTTCTGTCAAAACAACTTGAGCAAAAAGGTACGCAAACTAAGACCGATGCCGAGCGTATTGAGCAAACTGGTGCAAGATTGGGTAATACCAAAGAGGCAAATAAGTTTATTCTTACAGTTGCTAGAGAGCAACTACAGCGAGATATTGAACAACGTGATTTTTATGCCAAGTGGTATAGAACGAACACAACCTATGATGGCGCAGAAGATGCTTGGTTTGATGGAGAAGGTGGCAAGTCTTTGTTTGATAGACCTGCTCTTAAACAATATGGTGTTTCTGCTTCAAAACAAATACCAACCAATGCACCATCTGCATCAACAGTAAGCATAGATCAAGAAAGGCAAAATGCAAAAGCAGCAATTGCCGCAGGAGCACCCGCTGATAAAGTGCGTGAGCGTTTTAAACAAAAAACTAATCAGGAGTTGTAAATGGCTACTGGATATGAAGACTTGCTCCCAACTGAAGCTACGGGCGTTTCTGGTTATGAAGACCTTTTGGTTGCTAAACCAAAACAACAACCAACAAATTCGTTAGGCCAACTTTTAAGGTCTGCCGCTTCATTGGCTGATGTTACTGTTGGCGGTGTATTACCCGCTGCTGCACAGATGGTAGGCTATCCTTTGGCACGTTTAGGACGCTCCCCTGAAGAGGCTCAAGCGGCTACACAAAGGATTGTTTCTGCTGTTGACAAACCATTTGGAAAGATGGCTGGTGTTACTGAGACTCCAGAATATCAGGGTGAAGCTGGTCGTCAACTGCTAGATTTTATTGGAGAAAACTTCCAAAAAGGTGCTAAATTTATTTCTGAAAAAACAGGAATTCCTGCGCCAGATGTTGAAAGTTACATGGCTTCATTGGGTCTTGCCGCACCTACTATTGCTAAACCTGCTGCTCGAACAATACAAGAATTAGCCGCACCCGCATTAGAGAAAGCCGTTATTGGTGCAAAATTGCCTTTTGAGCCAATGGTTCAAGCTAGGCGTGAAAGAATGTCTTTAGAAGACTACGCTCGTGGGCCACAGATTGATGCGGCTGTAGAAGCTCAACGTCTTGGTATTGCATTGTCTCCAGAAGATATTCAACCATCAATTCGTACTCGAACAATTTCTGCAATTGCTGGAGAGCAAGGCTCAAGAGCAATAACTGATGTAAACAAAAATCAAGTGCGTAAAGTTGCTTTAAATGAATTAGGTTTGCCAGAAACTACCCAATTTGATAGCAAAACACCATTTAATAACGCAAGAATAAGGGTTGCTGAACCATATAACCAAGTTAGGCAACTACCAACAATGACTGCTGATGAGTCATTGCTTTCGTCTTTAAACAGGTTACGTCCTGATGAATCTGTTATTGGGTCAGAAAAATATGCAAAAGGTATCAATGCAATTATTGATGATGCCGTTACCAAAACAACAAAGGGCTTAACTGGTGCAGAAGTCCTTAAAAATGTTCAAACATTGCGTCAACGTGCTCAAAAGACATACAACAACAAATCCGCAGACCTTGCTGCTTTAGATGTTGCAGACACAAACTTAGCTATTGCCACTGCTTTAGAGTCAATGATTGAAACAAACATTTTCAATCCAAAACTGTTATCTCAGTTTAGAGATGCTAGGCAAAAGATGGCTAAAACTTATGCTTATGAAGCCGCTACAGACTTCAATACAGGCATTATTGATGTCACCAAACTTAGTCGCATTACCGAAAAAGATAATGCTATGACGGGCGATATTGCTGCACTTGGAAAGATTGCGGGTAATTATCCAGATGCGTTTGCTGTCAAACCATCTAAAGGATTTGCTGATACGCCTCGAATTGCAAGAGCAAGTATTGGTGGCGCAACGGGAGCGGCAATTGGTAGTCAATTTGGCGTTGGAGGTGCGGCATTTGGCGGTCTTATGGGAACTTTGGCTGGCGAAGGTATTGGGTCTTTGGCGGCAAGTCGATTGGCTTCTCCAAGTTATCAAGCGGGTTTAACTTTGCGTGATGCCCGTATCCCTGTTAGTCAAGTAGCAACAGCGGCACAACCTATTCCTCAGAGTCAAGCTATTGTTCCTTATCAAGCTCCAGTAGAAGTATTAGGTCAAGGTGAAGGCCCATATCAGCCTAATTTTGTTATTCAGCCTAACCAGTATGGCCCACGAGTAACAACACCTGGCTTTGCGCCAACGCCTCCACAATTGCCTTCTCCAAGCGCACAAGGCACTCTTTCTGGTTTGAGGGCAGAGGATGTCCGCAGAGCAGATGTATCACGAACACTTGGTCAACAAGCAGAAGCTCAACAAGCGGCAGCAGAAGCAGCTACTCGTCAGCCAGCAAGAGGTGGTGTTGAGTATGTAATTGATGCTGGTGGAAACTTGGTAGAAGCGCCTATTGGCGGACAACCAAAAACATTAGCTCCTTCAGCACTTGAGTCTGCTATTGCAAAGATGTCTGGTCAAGTAGTTCCAGAAACAAGCACTCTTTTTAGAACTCAAACTATTTCACCTAAAACTGGTGCAAAACCCTATACACGCATCACGAAAAAAGAAGGCGAAACAACATTTGAGAGAGGTGTTAATCAAGCATTCTTGATGACCGCTGAAGAGAAGATTGCATGGAACAAGGTTAAAGCTGATTTGGCTGAAGTTGTGCCAGGTATGAAGACTCTTTCTAACGAGAGTATTCTTAATAGAATTCAAGATAGAGAATGGGCAACAAACGCTGTTGAAAAGGCTCGTGAAAAAGCTGATAGTCTTGTGCGTCAAGAGGCACTTTTGACAGAACAATTAGCCAACCGAAATAACTTGCGGTTAATGGCAAAAGAGATTGAAGACAAGCAGAAACAGCTTGCTAAGGTCAAAGCTGACAGAGAACGCATGATGAACCTTGCTGAGCAAATGGAAGAAACTTTCAGCTTGCCAAGACCTGATGTAAGCAGAAAACAACAAGGCCCTAAAACACGAGCCGCTTTTAGAGAAGGTTTGCTTACAAATCCACAGCCATTTAAGATGGAAATTCGTGGGACTAACAGACTTTTGTCTGGAGACTAAAATGAAAGACTGGCTGTTAGCATTTGTTGCGGCAGCCGTTGTCACAGTATTTGTGATATTTTGTAGTATTGTAATTGTTTGGGCATTTCCGTGATCGCCTTTCTCTTGGCGGCAACCATAGAGTACCGATGTATTAAGTGGACTTGGACTGGTGATGTTTACAACCGAAGGGTTGTTTGCATTAAGTGGGAGAGAAAGAAATGATACCAATAGACCCCATGACCGCATTAGCTGGCATACAGTCAGCAATCAGCATGGTCAAGAAGGCGGCTAATGTTGCCAATGACTTAGGCTCACTTGCGCCCATGATTGGTAAGCTATTTGACGCTAAGTCTGTAGCTACAAAAGCAATGCTTCAGGCCAAGCAGTCTGGCAAAGGCTCAAACATGGGTACGGCTTTGCAGATTGAGATGGCTTTAGAACAGGCTAGGGCGTTTGAGGAAGAGTTAAAGATGCTCTTCATGCAAACAGGCAAGATTGACGTTTGGCAGAAGATTAAAGCCCGTCAAGCAGAGATGGACTTGGCAGACGCCAAAGAGATAAGTGCATTAAAGAAAGCAGAGAAAGAAGCTAAACAGAAAGAGCAAGAACAACTGGAGATTGGTTTGGCAATAGGTGGAGTCTGCTTTGTGTTGTTTTTAGTCTTTGTTGGCGTGAATGAAATGATGGAATTCTGTGCAACTACTCGTAGATGTGGCAGATGAATGAGTACCAAAAGACCTTTGACCTATGCCTAAAGATATTTGTCTATGGGCTTGTTGCTTTGTATTTTTTAGGTTTTCTGAAGTTTTTGCCTGACGATTTGTCGGACAAAATTGTTAATCTCCTACTTGGAAAGATTGGACTGTAATGCTATCTCTATTTTCTACACTTGGTGGTTTGCTAATTTCTGGCTTACCAAAACTTTTAGACTTCTTTCAAAACAAAGATGACCAAAGGCATGAGTTAGCTTTAGCTAGGGTTCAAGTAGAACTTCAACTACAGATGATGGCTCAAGGGTTTAAGGCTCAAGAGCGCATGGAGGAGATTCGCACAGACCAGATTGCCATGCAAACAGATGCCCAGATGACTGAGGCTGCTTTAAAACATGATGAGAAAATCATGGAAAGAGCAAGCACTTGGGTGGTGAACTTTGTAGGTACTGTAAGACCTATTGTGACTTACATCTTTATCTTTGAGTTATGTGCAATTAACGCATGGATTGCCTATTACGTTTACTCTCGTCCTAGTTTGGTCAACAACATGGATGATTTAATCCGAGTTACTGACGTTATTTTCTCTAGCGATGAAATGGCAATGCTTGGAGGAATTATCGGGTTTTGGTTTGGCTCACGTTCATGGGCTAAGAAATGAAAATCAGCGAAAAAGGCGAACATCTGATGCACTTCTTTGAAGGCTACAGAAACAAGCCTTATCGGTGTTCTGCTGCCATTTGGACTGTTGGGTGGGGTCACGCTATGTATGCAGACCAATTAGCCTTGCCAAACGTGCGTAAAGAGGGTTACACAGGGCTTATCAGGTCTGACTATCAACTAAAAGGAGAAGACAATCGTGTCTGGTCTAAAGATGAACTGGTCAATTTGTTCAAGGTTGACATCGATACTTTTGAACGTGGTGTTCTTCGACTTTCTCCTACTCTTGCTCATCATCAAAGCAAATTCGACGCTGTTGTCTCTTTTGCGTACAACGCAGGGTTAGGCAACTATCAAAGGTCTACCATTCGCATGAAGGTCAATCGTGGTGATTGGGATGGGGCTGCTGAAGCCTTTATGTCGTGGACAAAAGCGGGTGGAAAAGAGGTTTCAGGGCTTGTCAAAAGACGCAAAGCTGAAGTAGTTTTGTTTTTATCTTAAATTAAATTGTCATAAATACTGTATAAGGTGTTGAAATGCCTAACATTCCTACACCAGAACATTCACAACTTTTCGCACAAAGTGTCAGAAAGTGGCAACAAGTGCTTAGTCTGGGTGATTGGAGAATTGAAAAAGGAAGTAAACCAGCTAAAGCTGCTATGGCTTCTGTTGAGTTTAATGCTTCTGCTCGATTGGCTACTTACAGACTAGGTGATTTTGGTGCTGAGAAGATCACACCAGAGTCTCTGGATCAGACTGCTTTACATGAGTTACTTCATGTGTTTCTGCACGATTTGATGACTGTTGCTCAAGACCCTAAATCATCTCAAGATGAAGTGGAAATGCAAGAGCATAGAGTCATTAACCTTTTAGAAAAGTTACTGTCTAAGGATTCCAATGGTATCAAGTAATAACATGAATTCTTGTACAGATGAGCAGTTTATGGAACTGTGGGACAAGCACCGATCTGTTACAAAAATAGCAAAGATTCTAGGCATCACTGAAAGAGCAGTTAACTACCGCAGACGAAGCATGGAAAATATCCATGAGGTCAAGTTAGGCGCAAATGACTCTCGTAGTGCTAAATATGATGCCAAAAGACCAAAGTCCTTCTCTCCACTTAAACAAGTTAACCTTGGCATTTTAGATGGGACTGTGATTGTCTTCTCTGATGCTCACTTCATACCTGGTCAACGAACAACAGCGTTTAAAGGGCTTCTATGGGCTATAGAGAGGTTTAAACCCAAGGCGGTGATATGTAACGGGGATGCGTTTGATGGCGCTTCTATAAGCCGACATGACGTTACTGACCAACCACAGACTTCTGTTATCCAAGAGTTAAAGGCTTGTCAGGATGCGCTAGGTGAGATTGAGGAAATTGCTAAAGCAGCGAGGCACAATGTAAAGCTACTGTTTACATGGGGTAATCACGATATTCGGTTTGGCAACAGATTAGCGCAACACGCACCACAATTTAAAGAGGTTCAAGGCTTTAAGCTGACAGACCACATTACCGAATGGGAGTTCTGTTGGGCAGTCTGGGCTACTGAGCAATGTATTATCAAGCACCGATATAAGGGTGGAATCCATGCTACTCACAACAATGCGGTTTCAAGCGGGGTCTCAATGGTGACGGGGCATTTGCACTCATTAAAAGTAACCCCATTCAGTGATTTTAATGGCGTGAGATACGGGGTAGATACTGGAACATTGGCTGAACCAGACGGGCCACAATTTACTTATGCTGAACTAAACCCAAGCAATCACAGGTCAGGTTTTGCCGTGTTAAACTTCTTCAATGGTCAGCTTTTATGGCCTGAACTCGTCCATAAATTTGATGAGGACATGGTTCAGTTTAGAGGCGAAGTAATTGATGTAGGTGCATTTTGAGTGCTTGGCTAATCATTCTCACAGGGGCTATCTACGCTTACATTGCTGGTGAACAGCTTTGGAAAGATAACCCACAAATGGCTATTGTCTATGCGGGTTATGCTTTCTCGAACGTGGGACTTTACTTACTTGCTAAGTAGAATCTTTTTGAAAGACTCCATTGGGCAATAGTGTGCCTTTCCGATTCTTAATCTGATCGTATGCTATTTCCATACAGTCTACCAGATTGATGTCTTGAAGAGCGCAGTAATTGATAAGGCAGACCATGACATCACCAACAGAATCCACAATAGCTTCTTTGTCTTTTTTAATTGTGGCATCTGCGAGTTCTCCCATCTCAGATACTGCCTTGAGTAGCTGAGACTCTGGGTTGCTATTAGGAATGATCTTACGGGCTTCAGACCATTGCAAAATCTTTATTTCAATTGCTGCGTAACTCATCTCACTCTCCTTAAAGGTTGAATATCTTTCTCTGGCGGTGGTGGAAGCATCTTCTCACTTGGTGGAGTCCATCCATATTTCTTCCAGATTGCCTGGACATCTGATCCTGTAGACCATTTAAAGTCTTTGTTTGGGGTAGATGGATAACTGATCTTTGAATAAGGTGGTTTTTCTAGCATATTGCCCATTCTCTTTCGTTTCTGCCTGAATTTGATTTAACTGTTCTACCAGTTAGATGGATAAGACCAATCTTCTGCATCTCGTTTAAACGTCTTGCAACCTGATTGCTCTCTAATTTGGTCAGAGATGAGATGCCATCCTTTCCAAGCGCACCATAGGTCTGTAAACACTCCAGAATGATGTCATAGTGTTTGTTGACTACTGGCTTGATTGCCTCTGCTGCTTCAAATGAAGTGAGAGGGTCTGTAGTCCTAACTCGTGGAAAGTTAGGCATTTGAAAAATCTTATCGAAAGCACTTTTAATATCCATTATTAACTCCTATTAGGTGAGGGGAAAACTGCTCGTCTGCAAGCTAGGAAAATCCTTTGCACAGCTCTCCCCTCGGGTTTATATTAACTCAGAAATCCATTGCCTGTCGAATGTCTCGAATCCGCATCTTCAACAATGGGCCAAGACTTTCTTTTGATTCTTTCACTCGCTTTAACTCTGATTCAAGATAACGAATCCTCTCGTCAAGGTTTTCCTCTACAGTTGGATTGTGGTCAATTCTTTGTGCACTAGCCAAAATTGCCCTATGTTCTGGAGTTGGTTCAGGGTAATAGTTCATTTGTTTCTCCTAAAAGGGCAGGTCAGAATCTTCAAAACTTGCCTTCTTAGGGGCTTGTTTGGGCTGATAGTCTTCTTTGGGTGATACTGCTAGACCCATGAATTTGCCTGACTTGCCTTCTTTTACCCATGCACTGAGCCAATAGTCTTTGCCATCAACAGTTATGTTGCCTTTATATTCAGGCGCACGTTCATTGTCTTTCTTCTCATTGCGGAACAAGACCCCGCTGTTATCCCGCTGATTTTGTTTATTGTCCATATTAAATTTCCTTAGCCTTTTTCAAAGCTGAACGCACTTTACTAGGTAGGAGTGTCCACAGAGCAATCTTTTGTTGATCGTCTAGGTTCTCTCCCTCTAACTTAACCCAAGCTGCTCTTGGATCACCTTGCTCACAGGTAGCAATCAATTCAACTGCCATCTCTTGCAAGTACTGTAATTCCTCTGGAGGAATATTATCTTGTGCGCCCTGAGTAGGCGTAATCACTACTGATCTGCCCTCTTCAGGTAAATCTTCACCCGCATAGATGTACAAAGAGAGTCCATGCAAGGCTAGGGCTTTGGTCATGCACCGCATGATGGCGGTATTGACTGCAAAGGCATCAGGATTAGGGATTGCTTTGTTGCGGTAGTCCATCACAGGTAACTGGCAAGTCATGGGCTTTTTAAACATAGTGACTGTAACGAACACCATTGCTGTGCCGTTAATGTCCATGAAGCACTTGCCATCAAACATCTCTACCCTGTAAGTAGCGTCTGCATCAGCTTTAAGGGCTTCTGCCCATGCCCAAGCCCATGACAGGTAGGACAGGCCGTTCTTTTTCTCAAGATGACCATTGACATTTGTTGCCAATAGTCTTGCAATTAACTCTTTGCGTTCAACCAAAAGACCTGGTTGGTTTGGATCAATTACCATATTAACTCCTTTGATTTTCATTTAACTCTTGTTGAATAATCTCTTTTTGTTGTTCAGGATATAAATCCTTGAACTCAATAAAGTCTGCTTCTTGGCAACAAACTATTTTATCCCCTTTGATTGCCAGGCAATAGGGGCAGTAGTGTATGTCTGAGAACTCTGACACATAGGTTTGGAATAGTGTTTTCAATGGAAACTTTCATAAGCCATTGTCCACAGAACATCACCCGCCAGATCGGTGAGCTTGTTTAACTCATCTTCTGTCAGTGGTGTTCCATCTTCATAGCATCCACTTGAAAAGTAGGCATCAGAGAAGTCTGGAAAGTCCCTGCTATCTACTCCATCTACTTCTAGGTCAACGACCTTTTTTCCATTAAGAATCGGCATAAGACGTCCTTACTTTGAGCATTGCTTGTGCCATCAGATATGCTTGTTGTGCAACAAGTTCTGGTGTATTGCCATCTGAGATCACTTTAAACACATGACCTGATGACACAAACGATGATGCAAAGTAGTCACGCAATGTCATTCCTTGAAATGCCGCCGCATGACCACCGCTTGTTTCAGGAAAAACTGGAAATGCTGGTATGTTCATATTCACTCCTATTTGTTTATCAAAAATGTGGGTTAATTACTGCCCACACCCATAATGTGCCACAGGTTTTACAACTATTTAACTAGGGGAAACCCTTATGGACAAGCATAAAAACAACAGTAGTATTCTGAGTATGAAAACTGAAATACTTGAAAAAAGATGCGCTGAAGCCTTGCTTGGGTACTCTCAAACAATGGCAGATGCTTATACAACCGAACCAGAGGACTTTGATGCGGCTGTAACAGCTTTGCTTG